AAGAAGAAGTAGAAGAAGTAGATAATACACTATATTAAATCATTATCAACGACTACATGCGTAGTATACCACTCTGTCAAGTGTTTGTCAAGTAAAAAATCTATGAAAGTGAAAAAAAATGGCTGATAATGTAGGACATACAGGTCAAGTTATGACTACTACCTTTGAATCAAATTGGTATTGGTACTTTGAATCGTTATTCTGGCCAGAACAAATCATGCGTATTCGTGAGATTTGTGAAAGACGAGAAGAAGAAGAAGCTTTAACTTCTGGTACAACTAATCCAGAAGATGCTAATCATAAGATGCGTAAAAATAAAGTTTCTTGGCATGATAATGAAGAATTATATTCTATGTTGAGAGCACCACTTAACGAAGTAAATCAGCAATCTGGTTGGAACTATAATATTACAGCAATTGAACCAGTTCAATATACAGTTTATTATGGTGATGAAAATCATTATCATTGGCACACAGATACTATTACTAATGACCAAACTTTAGATCCATCACATCCAGAACATATTCTAAAAAATACTATTCGTAAGATTAGTTGTAGTGTTCAATTGACTGACCCAAGGGAATATGACGGTGGTGAGTTCGAATTAATGACGGGTGATAATATAGAATCAGAAGATTATTCTAAAGATTTGAAGGAAGAAGGATATTTCAAAACAAGTAGCGTACCTTTACCACATTTTAAAGAAAAGGGTTCAGCTATGTTCTTTCCTTCATTTACGTATCATAGAGTTAAACCAGTGACAAAAGGTATTCGCAGAAGTCTAGTAGTATGGTTTCGTGGTCCTAAATGGCAATGATATAAATATATGATATACGATTTGTAGTGGTTATTAAAGAAGTATCTTATTCATTATAAATAACATAGAACGTATTATAAGAGGGTTTTATGGCTGCACCTACTACTAGAGAACAACATAAACAATATTGCCTTCGTAGTCTAGGCTCACCCGTCATTGATATCAATGTTGATGATGAGCAACTAGAAGACCGTATAGACGAATCGCTACAATACTTTCGTGATTATCATTACGATGGTACTGAACACGTATATCTAAAACATCAAATAACAGCGGCTGATAAAACTAACAAATATGTTTCTGTTGTTGAAAGTGTACAAGGTATTACTAAAGTATTCAGTATAGGCAATTCTAATAGTTCATCGAACCTTTTCAATGTAAGATATCAAATTCATCTAAATGATCTATTTGATTTTTCTTCTGCTTCCGCATCTCCTTATATCAATGCTATGAGACATGTAGAAACACTAGAAGAAGTCTTTGTAGGCAAGAAACCAATTCGTTTTAATAGACATACTGATAGATTATATATTGATATGGATTGGGAAAGTGATGTAGCCGTTGATGATTATATTATCATAGATTGTTACCAAACTATCGATGGCGATACCTATAGTGATGTGTGGAATGATAGATGGCTACTACGTTATTCTACTGCATTATTTAAGAGACAGTGGGGAATGAATTTAAGTAAGTTTGCAGGAGTACAATTGCCCGGTGGTATTACACTAGATGGTCCTCGTATCCTTCAAGAAGCAACAGACGAGATTAATAAACTAGAAGAAGATATGATGAGTAGTTATAGTCCACTAGTACATGACATGACTGGTTGATACTATGGCGACCAATAAATATTTCAGTAACTTCTCATATGGTAGAGAGCAAGATTTAGTAGAAGATCTTACTATTGAATCAATTAAAGTATATGGCCACGATGTAAAATATATACCAAGAACTATCGTGTCTCGTGACAATCTCTATTCCGAAGATACCCTATCTACATTTAACGATGCTGCTGATATTGAAATGTACGTTAAGAATGTAGAGGGATTCGCTGGCGAAGGAGATCTATTATCTCGTTTCGGATTACAGATTCGTGATGAGATGACCTTTACATTAGCTCGTAAAAGATTCGATCAAATCCGCACAGAAAAGTTAATGACTGAGGTAGGATATAATTATCTCACTGAAGAAGCTGTTACTACATTACCTTCAAGACAGTATCTATCGGGTAATAATGAAACCGAATCTATTGTATTAGAAACTGGTACTGCGAATGGCTATTCAATCACTTCTAATAGACCAAACGAAGGCGATTTGATTTATTTTCCTATGGTTAGTAAATTGTTTGAAATCAAATTTGTTGAGCATGAGTCTATCTTTTATCAGACAGGTAGATTGCAAACATATGATATTAGATGTGAACTATTTGAATATAGTTCAGAACAACTTGATACCGGTTATAGTGAAATAGATGGTATTGAAGATGCACTATCACTAGATAGTACTTTATTCCAATTCACATTAGAAGAGGGTGGTGGTTATGGTACTGGTGTTATTCTAGGAGAAGATGGAGATACTATTATTCAAGAATATACTATAAATACTACAGACTCTCAAGCTAATAATTCATTGTTCCGTACAGAGGTATTAGCAGATGATATTATAGATTTCTCTGAACGTGATCCATGGTCAGAAGGTAGATTCTAATGAATTCTTTTAAAAATATTAGAAATAAAAATGAAGAAACGTATGATGGTGACGATTTCTATGTCGAATATGGCGAAATTAGTTATAATGAAAATGAATTAGAAGAAGGTGAATATCAAGGTAGAGAAGTCAAGTTGGGTAAACCTATGAGAGGTGATGTAAAAAAGTTTAAAGTATATGTAAAAAATAATAAAGGTAACGTAGTTAAAGTAAATTTCGGCGACCCTAATATGACTATCAAAAAACATATTCCTGCTAGAAGAAAAAGTTTTAGAGCTAGACATAATTGTGATAATCCAGGTCCCGATACTATGGCTCGTTATTGGTCGTGTAAGAAATGGTAAATTCTAATGTTTGAATATTTTTCAAATGGTCTAATCAGAAGATATGTTACTGTCTTCGGTTCAATGTTTAATGACCTTCAAATTCAAAGAACTAATAATTCTGGTGTAAGAGTACAGACAATCGCTGTGCCTATTGCATATGGCCCTAAACAAAAGTTCTTAGTAAGAATAGATACAGACCCTAATTTAGATAGAGCAGTTGCTATGTCTTTACCGCGTATAGGATTTGAATTAAACGGTATATCATATGATCCTACCAGAAAACTTAATTCTACTCAAAAGAATTCTTATATTCTAACTACAGATAATACTCAACTTAGAACACAATATACACCTGTTCCTTATGATCTACAATTTATATTATCTATCTTTGTAAAAAATGCAGACGATGGTACACAAATATTAGAACAAATTCTACCCTACTTTAAACCAGAATGGAATATCGGTGTTAACTTAATTCCTTCTATGGATATCAGTATGGACATTCCTACTGTATTAAATAGTGTTGACTTTGAAGATGCATATGAAGGAGATTATCAAACTAGACGAGCTATTATCTGGAACTTAAACTTTACTATGAAAGGATATATGTACGGACCTGTTAGTAATTCTGGACAGATCACTAGAACGCAAGTTGACTTTTATGCTAATACTGCTTATAATACTGCTAGAAGTAGCCGTGTAGTTATAGTACCTGGATTATTAGCTAATGGTTCACCCACTTCAAATAGTGCTGCTTCTGTAGATAGAAGTCTAATTGATGTAGATGATGACTATGGATTTGCTTCTAATACGTTCTTCTATACAGATGGACTAGCATATAATCCTGTTACAGGAAGTGATGAAAAACCATGACCTTTGATAATAAATTTAGTGAGCTATTAGATATAGATCCACCCGAACAAGAAGTATTAGATCCTACTTTTAAGAACAAAGAGATAGATGATGATTATGATTATGCTAGACGTAATCTAAGAGATCTCATCGATTCGGGTATGAATGATTTGAATTCAGTAATGGATATTGCTAGACAAAGCGAATCGCCTAGAGCATTTGAGGTAGCTACTAATCTAATAAAGACATTGGCTGATACAAATAAAGATCTTTTAGACTTGGCTAAAAAGAAAAAAGACCTAACACAAGAAAAGAATACTCAAAACGTCACTAACGCTTTATTTGTAGGTTCTACCGCAGATTTACAGAAATTGATTCAAGGAAACAGACCATGACAGTATTTTCTAATTTCGGCAGATATGGTATTGTTGGTGCAGCCGGCGGTCGGGTCGGGACCATACCCGTTGACTGGTTCATCTTAGCCGGTGGAGGCGGAGGCGGGACTGGACAGAGCAGTCATCAAGGTGGTGGAGGTGGTGGCGGAGGATTGCGAAGTTCTTATGATCGGGGTCCAGGTGGACAGTCTCCTTCAACTCCAGCCCCTGGCTGCTCACGCGAAGCACAATTTATGTTTATACAAGGCGAGACGTATGTAATAACTGTAGGAGCCGGCGGAGCTAAGGGCCCGACCGGCAGGGATCCAGGACTTGACGGAGGATCTTCGTCAATTAGCGGCGCT